ACTGGTTTTCTTGGACGCTGTGTCTCCGTGCTTTTCGTTGTGCTCATCGGCTTTCTTTTTCAGTGACTCCTCTACTTTTTTACTGAAAGTGATTGACTTACCACCAGCAGCTGACCCCTTAGCATTTTTGCTAGACCCTTTAACTTGGTCTTTCTTGGGAGCAGGCTTAGACCCAGCAGTTGCAGCAATTGCAGCGTCTCCCGCTGGGACGCAGTTGGGTACCATCTTTCCATCTTTTTCCTTCATTCCCACTTGGACGTAGCCCTCCCAGCAGGGGTCTCCCGCTGCGGCCTCACCCTCATGAGCATCGTCACGCATTAGCGTGCCGTCTGGCATGTAGTGGTAGCCCTCTGGGGCTTCTTTCTTTTCGCCATCAAGGTTTTCTGCGGGAGCCGCGTGGCCGCCCGTAGCCATAATGACTTTTTCTAGGTACTCAGACATTTAGCGAACTCCTAGGAATGCCTTAATCTGCCATCTCCACTTTTTGTGCATGTCTTCCCGCTGAGCGAGGAAGTCCATGAGACCAAACTCGCGGCACTTCTCTGCAATCTCGCCAGCTTCATGCAAGCAAGCAATCATCGTGTCATTGACGCGAAGTGCTGACTGAAGCATGAACTGAACAGAAGAACCATCGTGACGCTCTTCCTTAATTGTTGAAAGGTCTAGGTAGTCCTGTAGCAAGTACGGAGCAGGGTAGCCAACCTTAAGAATGTTTTCTGCTAGAGCATCGACAGAACTCTCAACGTCTTCGTAGAGCATCCCGAAGAACTCGTGGTACTCGCCGAAGTCTGGGCCAAGTACGTTCCAGTGGTATCCCTGAAAGATAAATCTGGTTGTGATGGTGTCAGCTAGTAGTTGGGCTAGCTTCGAGCCTAGCTCTGGATTGGGGTGGTGCATTCTTACGCCTCAGGTTCTGCTAGTGGTGGTACTGGAGGTTCGAGAGTTTGGTCGGCGGACTCATTCTCGGCTGGCTCTTCTTCAGCTACTGGCTCTCCCTGAAGGAGCTGGTCAATTTCTGGTGGGATTGGAGCACCAGTTGCTTGACTTGCATCACTTCTAATCTTGTCCATAACTTCTGGGGCAACAGAGCCAAGCATTGCCTCGGTAAGTTCTGGAGTAACCATACCCTTCTGCATTACTAGTCTTAGGGCTAGTTCCTCTGGGCTTGGTGCATCCGCCTCGGAGAATCCGTGAGCACGACGCCATGCATCAAAAGATACTGCCATCTTGTCAAAGCCCATGTCTGCATCTGCAGCGCGGTCATTGCGAGTAGCAACTAGAGACGGGTCGTACCAGATGCAAACGTTCTTAACTTCTTCTTCTGTGTATCCGTTTGCAACTAGGTATGGACGCAGATACATAACTGTAAAAGCATCAACGATGAGCAACATGAGTGGCTCGATGTGAGCCTTGTACAGAGCCTCGTCAATTTGCAGCGCGTTAGAGTACTTAACGTTTGCCAGACCAGTGACTACATCCTTAGGAACATCTAGTCCCTGCATGATGCGCTCTAGTACGCGGTCTGCACGCTGTGCCAAGGCGGGGTCGAAAGAACGCTCAAACTTAAACTGCTTGATGCGGTCACCAAGCTCGGCTGGTCCACGAATAATAAGTGGAACAACAGCAGATGCAGAGTCCTCGTCCTTAATCGGCGTGGTCATTGCATCAATTAGCTGGTCTTCAAACTCGTCCGCTGCTTCCTCAGCTGTGTAAGTTTCGTTGTAATTTCCATCTTCATCGTAAGGATAATCAGGGTCAGGACCAGCGGCAACAGAAAGACCGTCAGGAAGATATAGAGCGCCAGCATTGAGGCGAGAGCGAGCAGTCGCACGGAATGTCCTATTCAATAGAAGTAGTTCAGCACAGAGGTCTAGTAGACCACGCAAGCTTGAGTCAGCCTCTTGGGTGTAGCGAGGGTGTGCACGCCAGATGCGTCCAACGAATGCTGACTGAGGAAGCTTGATTGCTTCTTTGCTGCCCTGAGACATTACAGATGCAGTTCCACCGCCAACGTCACGACGAGGGTTGATTATGTAGTTACCACGCTGGTCTACCTGAAGCTCGTCAACAGAACGAACGTCCCAAGTCTCGGGGAGCTGAGAACCGACACGCTCTGGAATCTGTACTAGGTAGCACTCACCTGTAACCTGAAGGTTTAGGGCTGCATCTTTCAAAAGACCGGGCTGTCCACCGTAAGCAGAGCTTAGACGGTCAAGTGCACGCTGAGCAGCTGCCGCTAGGCGGTCGTCTACCTTCTCTACGTCCTCGATAGGAGACGGTGCTTCGTTTGGGTTGTTGATTGCAGCTGCGTAAAGACGAATTCTAGACACAACGGACGCAACTAGGTTGAAAGCGTACTTGATTTCACCAATTGAGTCGTAGTATTCCCAAGCTTCGCTCTGCCAAGCAGTAGATGCTGACTGGCGACGAGCTTTAAAGAGCTCCGCTTCGGTTTTATCGTCTAGCTTGACCTGAGCAGCGGCGGCGGTGAGCCCTCTTGGTTGATTGAAGGCTGCTGGTTCGGCGTAAACGACGCCAAAAGAGTCAACAGAAACCCCAGGAGCTACACGAGTGGCAGTTCTAGGTGCTGAAGCACGTACGCCTCTACGAGATTCGCTTGAATTCTCGTTTTCTTTCTTAAAAATAGCCAAAGGTGGCTCCTACCTGTCCTATCGCTCTACTAGGGCCGAAAGTAGCCCAATCACAGCAGAAATAGCCAATACTAATGATACCACAAGCATAAGTTGGGGTAAAATTGAGGCTCCCGCAACGAAGAGTAGCGAGACCCAGAACCCAGTGCACCAATTACAGGTGATTAGGTATCCGATTTTGGTCATCGGACCATATTTTGACCAGACCCAGTTGCGAAAACCGTCTGCAATAGCGTCTGTAGTGATGATGTGTGTCATTCTGTATGCTCCAAGAGCCAGAATTATGAAGTTTACAGCTGTAATTTCCATTATTCATCCTTAATCGAGTTGAGAGTCCTGTATGGATTCCAACCTCGTAGTCGAGAACCACATCCGCAGCCTCGGTCTTTCCTAAATGCTAGCATTTTTCCCGACGTAGTGACAACATAAGAGTCGTCACCAGCGTCTTTCGACGGTTCAAAGGTCGCATATGTCTCGCGAAATACGACTTGCGGCCCTTGCGGCCCGTCTTTTGCCACCATAATGGTCTCATCTGTAACAATCACCCTTGTAACGTCTAAATATTTTGTGTCTTTTGTCGGTGGCTGACTGCTCAGAGAGGTCACATCATCTGTAAAACCTGCAGCTACAGCCACTAAGTTGCATGGAAACCTGTCCATGATTATCTTTGACACTATTTTACCCTAAAAACTCTGCCTAGTGGGCGAGTATTTGGATTGGTGACCCCGAGTTTTCTGTCTGCATAGCTCTTGGCGCGAATTTTCCCTCCGCTAAACCCTGGAGGTGGCTTAATTAGCAGTGCAGTAAGGGCGTGAACCAGTGCATCAACACGGTCTGGGGACTTTCCTTCGCCCGGAATCCAGCTGTACATCTGAGATTCAAGGTCTTGGTGATACCCAACGTGGTGGACGCGCCCCTGTTCGTATGCAAGAACTGTAGGCTCTGCTCGAAGTTGCTTTCCGTACTTGGAGTGAACCTCTAGGACTTTGATTGTTGGGTCTATTGAGAGGATAGCGTTTTTAACAAGTGCGCCTCCTTGATTAACCTCGGCAACAACGGGACAACCCCACTTACGAGCCATCTCCACAACTTTACGGGCCCATGTGTCTGGGGAACCGTGAATTGAAGCGTCTTCAAGAACCCACGCGTTTCTCTTATAGAGGTCATGTTCGGCGCTTGACGCACATACCACAATTCCACACTCATCACGGGGATTTTCAGCAACCGAAGGGTCCACGCCGATAACACGTAGCGGAGTAGAAAGCGGATAAACCGCTTCTCTAGCGGACTCAACCATCTCTTCAGTCCAGAGCGCACCTTCAACATCATCGAGCATCTCTCCATAAAGCTCTTGGCGGGCAAGGTTAGTGCCTTCGTATACTCCCATAATAGTGTCTAGATAAGCCTGCGATAGGTTGCCCGCGTTATCCATCGTGGAGCCTTTTGTGACAACAACTTTAGAGATTCCTGGTCTGTCTGTTCTCGACTCTTCAATAAGTTTGTAGAGCAGCGGAACTCGCTTAGGGGTGGTCGTAACTAGAATCTGAGGATTTTTACCAAGACGAGTACCAACGCGAAGGTTGTCGAACGCAGTCATACCAGCAGCGTCTGGAGTCTGACGCCATGCAGCCACCTCATCGCCCCATGCGTGTGTGAACTGCGGACCACGAAGCGAGTCAGGCTCATCAGCGGTGAAGAGCGTTGCGGTGTTTCCATTGGGCCAAGTCAGACGTCGCTTGGATGGCTCGTAGTGTGGCTTCTCTGAGGGAGGCGAGACCGAGATAATTCCAGATTCACCTTCAACAATAACGTCACGAACGTCAGCAGCAGTACGGGCGGCGAGAGCAAAGCGGCGCTGTCCATCTTTTGTGTACTTTGCTTGTTCGCGTACCCACTCGGACGCAAGACGAGTTTTACCAAAACCACGACCAGCGAGAACTAGCCAGACGTTCCAGTCGCCTTCAGGAGCTTTCTGCTCGGGACGAGCCCAGACGGACCAGTCCCAAATTAGAGAGTCAGCGTCCATACCCGCTAGGGCTTCAAGGCGTTCTTCTTCAGGCAGTAACGCGAGCTGCTCCATGATGCTCTTACCCATGAGATGCTATAAACGCCTTAATAGTGGCTCTATCTGTCTCTCTGAACAGTTTTCCAGCTATAGAGCCGTTTTTATATATAGCAAGAGCGGGGATGGCAGCAATATCTTCGATAAACGGAACACCGTAGTGCTCTACTCCATCAATCTTAATTGCTTCGTAGTCGAAAGAAATTTCGGATGCTAGCTCTTCAACAATAGTTTCAACAGTGTTGGCGTCTTCGACGTCTGCTTTCCAGACTAAAAGAACAACGGGGATGGTGTTGCTTCTGTCTTTGACATCAGAAGTAAAAGTTTCTGAAGTTGTTGCTTGCATTGGCGTCCTATCTGTCACTTATATTTTATTTCAGTGGAGCTGGGGGGATTCGAACCCCCGTCCGATAAGCCATTCTCTGTTCTTCTACGTGCGTAGGCTCTACCAGCCACGGTACTGCGGTTTGCGTTTGCGGTCGCCACCGTATTGCGGTGTTCTATTTATTTAAACCCTGTGGCGATTAGCTAGAACTGCTTCTACCAGAGGGGCACTGCTAAGCAGCTAGTGCGAATGCAGACTGTGAGTTTGCGTTTATTGTTTTGCCCGATTCAAGAGGTACAGGCTTCTCTGCACGCTTCACCAGATTCAAACATACCGTCGAAACCAGTCAGCCCCGTGTTTAGTTATATTTAGACTCCAGCGTCTACGTCGTGCTCGCCCTCTTTTTTGAGCTCGTACGAAGTAACACCCAAGTCAGTGACCAAAGCAGACTCTTCTGCAGTGGCGGTTCCATTGACATATTTTTGGAAAATAGCAATGGCGTCTGTAGACAGCTCGGTGTTTACAGAGTATGTGGATCCAGAGATTATTTCAAAAGCCATGCAAAAAGTATAACACCCCCGTATTTCTACGAGGGTGTTAAGAGTGAGTAGGTGGAATGCGTTTTACCACCAGTGCCTATTTGTTACGGAGTCAGATCCGCTAATCAGCACACCTAGAGTTGGGTTACACCCAGCCGTTACGCCCTCTATTGCTTTATCCGCCCATACAACTATCGGATTATTCAGCCATACTCCAGCTCTTCCGTCGAAGCGCTGTTGGTATTAGATTAGCACTTATTCAGTGGCTGTCAAGTTCTGTTCGCTCAGAGCGAAAACTTCTTTCGGGACAAGACGTCTAACAGCAAGCTCGGCCTGCTGGGGAACAACCCCGTTGCCGCAGGCCTTAAGGACTGAGCTGCGAGAGATTTTTGTATCAACTATCCACCCCTCTGGAACGCCCATCATCCATTCAAAAAATTCTTTGGTAACCCTAAAGTCTCCATTACGAGCATCTCTCCTAATCGGAGTGGGGGCAGATCGTCCAGTTACTTTTTCCCAAGTTTTTACTGCTGTCTCATACTTACCCCATTCGGTTTCAGTGACTTCGTCACCAGTTACGATGGCCCTAGTTACAGTATCAATTTGAAGAACGCCGTGCCTATAGTAAGGCCTAGATCCGTCTTTATGATCCCGAGTCACGGGGGTAGGCAATAATGAAAACTCTTTCTCGCCTGTGAGGGGCTCCTGCGTCGGAAGCTCGTACAAGCTCCCATCTTGCATCATACCCGAGGTCGGCCAAGGACCCGAGTACAGCTCCGATTGCGGTAAGAGGGTGTCTTCCCCTGAAGTCTGCCAAATCTTCTTCTGTGTATTCCACTCCGCTATTGGCTTTTGCATTTAGCAGTCCTCTCACATTTTCTATTACAACAATCTTAGGTCTTAGCTCGCTTATTGCCCTAGCAAATTCTCCCCAGAGGCCAGAGCGAGTTCCCTTTTCTAAACCCCTACGCTCCCCCGCGACAGATACGTCTTGGCAAGGAAATCCACCAGTCAAGATGTCAACAGGTTCAACTTTAGAGAAATCAAGTTTCTCTATGTCTCCGTAGTTAGGAATCTCTGGAAAGTTTTTCGCCAATATTTTACTTGGCGCGTTAGCAAACTCACAGTGCCATGCAACTTTGGCGTTTAAGGCTTTTTCGACTGCCATGTCGAGCCCGCCATAGCCAGAGAACAGGGAACCAATTTTCATAAGCTAAATACTACTACAAAAAAGACGAACCCCCGCCGTGCTCCGTCCGAAGCACCACGGGGGCTCACAGCTTTCACTGCTTTATTATATGTCGAACCTGTCGTTGTTCATGACCTTCTCCCATGCGGCGATAAAGTCAATAACAAACTGCTGCTGGCCGTCATCCGAAGCGTAAACCTCGGCGTAGGCGCGGAGAATCGAGTTAGACGCAAATACCATGTCTGCGCGAGATGCAATCCACTTGACTTCCTGAGTCTTGCGGTCACGTCCCTGATAGAGGTTGTCTAGAACTGGACTCCACTCGGTGTCCATGTCTAGGATGTTCCTAAAGAAGCATGGCTTCAGAACACCTGGCTGAGTTACCAAGTCGGATACAGCGGAGTTTGCGTGACGCACTCCAAGAGCACGTAGACCGCCGTACAGAGCAACCATCTCTGGAGGAGTTAGGCCCAAGAGAGTTGCCTTGTCAATTAGTAGACGGTCAAGTGAGTCCGCATACTTCTTGTGGCTCCAGTTGATAAACGCATCTGCAACTGGGTAGAGGTGGTTGAATGAATCAACGTCTGTCTGCTCCTGAGTTGCGTCGCCACGTCCACCTAGGAAGCTAACAACAAC